GCCGAACATGTGGCACGTTAGTAGCCGTAAACGGGTAAATTAACCTGTTAAAGTCGCCCGTGGCACCACTGTATTGCCAACATAACGCCAACACACCCTGATGAAAAGGTGTAGCGGCAACCTGTAAAGTCCAAACCATAGTATACTTAATTCCATAAACACCTGCAAGCCTGGATACATAACCAGGAAAGTAAGCTATAGGATCTATACCATAAATAGGTGTCAAATTCAAAATAGTGCTGCGAGAACTAGCTAAAGTGCCATTGTTTATAAGTCTAGGCCGAGAAAAATACTCGGTCAAATTCTGAACATCGGCTTGACGGGAAAAAATTTTACTGGGTACATGATGAGCGCCCAGAATGGAAACTTGAGTACAAGCCTCCTGAACAAAGTCTGTAACTCCCGTTGACTCTGGAGTACTATTTATTTCCAGAGATTCAATATTATCACATACAATGTCTTGATCTCTTACTGTATCATTGTGTGTATTAGTTGTAGTTGTAGCGAGGGATATAGTGTAAAGGGCTCCCTCAAGCCCAAATGCACCACGAATTTTCTCTGGACACCGGCCCTGAGTAGTAAGGCTAAAAAGCCACGGATCCAACGACCGCCCTGTCCCACACCAATTTTCCTAATCCGTGAAGCATTTTTGTTATGATGTGGCGTATTTGCAAGCCGTATGCGTACTAGAACCAACTGTCCGTTCTGCCTCGAATTACAGCTTGGTAAGCGCTGCGCGTGGGACAATTCTTTGGTACTTCGCCCAACCTGGCCAAAGCTGCAATAATAGCAACCGAATACTTGTTCCACCGTTCCACGCTGTGCATGCTCAATTCCTCAAGTGCCACTTCTAGCACATCCCTCATGATCTTACGCTCCAACCTCTTGTTCTTGCACCAATACACAGTGTACAAGAAACTGTCCAACGCCAAAGGACAAGGCCAAAAAGTACCTTCTGGCTTTACGAAACCACGCTTCAAAAACGTGGTCGAATAAATGTCCCCATAAGCGACTAACTGACCAAGCTTGTCATCAGAAGTGTATGTCATTCCAAACTCCTGGCGTAACACTCTCTCCGTAGTAATCTGATTGTACACCTCGGACACCTCATCCGATACGCCATTCAAATTGTCGTCCCCATAGACCACTGAAAAGCAGTGATCCCAGAAGCCCGTGAAGTCTCCAGTATTAACTGAATAAGACGCTACCATACAAAATAGCGAATACATAGAATTGACTATGGTGGTAAAAGGGTGCCCACTCGGCAAAGACTTGGCCCACTGGTAAATGTGCCTCTGATCCTTGCCAGTACCACCAATGTGCCTGGAATGTTCCATGTCCGCCCACAATACGCGACGAATGCGTTTATTCTCTTCTGAATCTCCGTACCATCTGTTCACGTACTCAAGAAACAGCTGCATAATGCAAGGTTGCTCCGACGCGTCAAATGACTTGAAGTCACCCGCAAACACACGACCGCCTGGACGCAAAACAACGTCCACCAATAGACCCCACTCAGTGTAAGTGCAAATGCCCGGAGCCATGCCGGTCACGGTATGCTTCATCATGCACGCACTGCTAAACGCACCAAAGTACATTCTCCACGCAATAGTGTAATCCAATGGCGACGCCGAAACTAACCGTGTGCTCATAGATTCTACTTTCGCACGAGTCCGCAACTCATCTTTGGGGAAATCGATGAACACGTGAGCCAAACGAACATTACATTTGGCCTTGTCCAAAATTTCAGACACCCTGTGTTTCAGTTTGACTGCGTGCTCCCCAGACAATT